TAGATAACTATAATAGATTAGCTGACTTCGAATATTATCCTGTAAATATACAAAGATATGCGGACAAGAACGGATTAGCTTACTCTGAAGCTTATAAAGAAGTTAAAGAGTTTGCTATTAAACACATGGAGGAAACCTTATTCGTAAAGCTAGCTAACGGTTCAACTTGGGGAACTCCTTTAATCTATGACATAGAGTTCTGTGATGACATTAAATTCTTAAAGATTAAATGGAATAAAGAAGTTATACCTCTAATTAGCGGAACTATGGAGAACGGAAAGTTCTTACGCTATGATGCTAGGATGGATTCTACTTCTAGCAATAAAGTCTATCTACTTTCTGAACTTTTACAAAAAAACTTATATAGGTTAAGCCTAAGACCTTTTTCTTTTACTCTAAGTATTATGGAAATTAGAGAAGCTACTGGAACTGTACATAGTTATCCAGAGTACTATGAACTAAAACGTAACGTAATTACCCCTACTTTAAAGGAAATGGCGGAAACTATAGGAGAGAAACTTGTCTTAGCTAAAGGAAATAGACGAGAAGTGACATTTATACGAGCTAAAGAGACTGAAACTAGAACTTTACTACCAACTGGAGTTTAACAATGCACAAATTATTCGATAGAATCAAACTAGAGTTAGCTTTAGATGCTAAATGGGAAGCTAATCCTGCTTTAAAAGAACTATTTACAGGTAATCCTAAGGATTTCTACTTACGAAAACCAGATATAAGAAAGAGAAACAAAGTTAGTAGGCAGTATGTCTATCCTATACTTAGAAGTCTTAGTGAGATTTACGGTATCCAAACTATTTCTATAGATACTAATAAAACCATAGATATAACTATTTATCTTCTACATGAAACTGAGGAGATACTGTTTAACCAACTTATCGAAGAGTTTAGCTGTGAAGGATTAACTTTCGCGGCTATTTGTAATGATAAGATAATTGATTTATAAACCTAGCTATGGTATAATAGTCTCTAACTTAAAGGAGACTATTATGACCGACTCAAAACAACCAACTGAACTCTCTTATCTTGAAAAGTTAAGAGCTAGAGAACTTAAAGACACACCCTTAAAAGAGGACACTGAAAATGACTTTCAAAATCAACCAGAAGATAACAGCCTACAAAGTAGTTGACAAAACTGAACCCACAACTCCAGAGTCAACTATTCAAGTAATGAATGAGTTTATCTCCAGACCCGACTTTCTAATAGGAACTACCTATAAAATCAAAACTCCCCAGTCAGAGCACGCCATGTATATAACTATTAATGACATGATTCTTAACGAAGGAACAGCTGACGAGTTCAAACATCCCTACGAGATGTTCATCAACTCCAAAAACATGGAACACTTCCAGTGGGTACTTGCACTTACGCGGCTTATCAGTGCAGTTTGGAGAAAAGGAGGTAATGCGCACTTCCTCATTGAGGAGTTAAAGAATGTCTTTGACCCCAAGGGCGGTTACTATAAGCGGGGAGGAGTCTACATGCCCTCAATAGTTGCTGAAATAGGTCATGTAATAGAGAAACATTTACTGGCTATGGGTTACTATGTAGCTGAAGTAGACCCTAACTTACAAAAGTTCCTCCAAGAGAAGCGGGAAGAGGTCAGTTCTAGTTCAGAATTCCCAGAGTCAGCTACTTTATGTTCGAAATGCTCAACTAAAGCTCTAGTTTTACTTGATGGTTGCCAAACTTGCTTAAACTGTGGAGAATCTAAATGTGGCTAGATACTGACCTCGCTGTTACAGTAATAATAGCTCTAGCTATTACCCTTGTAACCTTACTCTTTGTAGAGTAACTTCCCTCTTAACCTTTCCATCTTGCATGACCTTCTCTTACATCAACATGAGTGAAGGTCTTGTAGCTTCCCAAACCTCCAATTCTATCCCCGAAAGTAGTTTCAAGCCAAGCTTGTACATCTGAAGGGTGCATATCTTTAATCTTAATATCAGCTGCATTACCTAAAACGTGTTGAGAGTGTTTAGCTCCTCCAACCTCAGCATTATGCTTCTCGCACCGCTTTCCACTCATAATAGTAATAGGTTTACCAACTTTAGTGCGGATTTCTTCCAGTAAGTCAACTAACTTCGGACTCACTTCCATCTCTTGACACCCACAATGGCACATAAACTCACTAGGTTTAAAGTGTTCGCTCATTTCTTACCTCTCAAAAGTAAAATAGTTTTAAGTTTCTGTTCCACGCGAATCATATCATTATCTAGGACTCGAATCTGGTCTATAAGTTCTACAAGTACGATGTAAGCTTCCTCTAGTATAGGCTTAATCATAGTTGTAGTCCATAACCAGACAAAGTAGACAATATAACCCATACCCGCAGCAGCTATTATAGGAAAACCATACTGATTTATATAGTTAGCAAGCTCTTTAAGGTCCATTAGGAGGTTCTCCTTCATTTGGAAGTTCTAAAGCTCTTGAAAGTAGCTTATCTATCTTTACAATATCCTGTGACATACCAGAAACTCGTAAGTCAAGTTGTTTTATGATAGCTATTAGACTTTTAACCTTCTCAAGTACAGAATCTAAGATAAACTTCTGCGTGAGGAAGACGAAATACATCCCCACGCAAGCAGCTGCTATTGGAAATCCTACTTCAGTTATAAAGTTTAGAAAGTCCATAGGTTTTAAATTAAGTTAAAGGAGTAGATTGAGCATTAACTAATACCCAAGATACAGTTGGCTCGTCCCACTCATAGAAATTTCCATCCTGCGGGTAAGGTACTGGAGGATTCCAGCTCATAGTAGCTAAGTCACCTATCCAAGAAGGGTAAGGTTTTCTAGCTTGATGTTCAGTTTCTTTATCCGTATTAAACTCCTCTTCCGTAAGAACTTTTATAACACCATTTAGATATACACTGGCATCATCATCACAAGTCCCATAGTATAAAGGTGTCTCTAAATAAACTCCATCTTCTCTTAAACTTATCGGGTAAATAGATTCATTAGAGAATATAAACTGAAAGCCTTTTACATTAGGTAAACTTGGACCAGAGGTCATAGGAGCTTCGGTACATAATGTATTTGTAACTGCATCTATGTTTGTTAATTTAATATACATATAATCTCCTACACTGGGATTCGTCTAACAGCTCTAATACGCCATGAGGTTATTGTTTTATACCCAGTAGTAGCTTCACCAGTATTAAAAGACCTAACGTGCATTTCATTAGTAGCATAAGTTGAAACTGGAGGGTGTTCATTTTCTGAACTACTAAAATAAAAACCAGAGACAAATGCTTCAGAATTTCCAAGTTGGAAACTGCTTAAATAAGTCTGAGCAGGGCTACTTGCGGTATAAGCTGTTGTAGTAGACCTTGGCGATACTGCTGCTGGATTATACCCATTAGGAATACCATCCCAATTACCTGTAGTAGGGTTAAGAGACCCATTTATAGTAGTTAAATAAGTATTATTAGCTGTTGTTGTAGGTTTAAAGTAATAGTATAATGATTCTAGTTCAAAGAGGGAAGGAACATACCAATCATTATACCCACCTATGGTTAAATTTTTACAAAAGGTAGCTGCTACCCTATTAGTGCCTTGAGCTGCTTGTGTTACAGTATTTGCATACCCATTTGTTTGATTTAGTGTATTATAGTAAGTAGTAGGGCCATATGGTTCAGTAACTATCTCGCCAGTAGCTTTAGGAGATAGAATTAAATGGTATAATGTCCCATTATCGTTTATCTTTCCTGCATAAAAACCGCCACCAAAAGAAGCTCCTAAAACTACCATAAGAACAGAAGGACTAGTGGGGCTAGGGTTACTTGTACCAATAGCATTAGTAGCTGTAACTGTAAATGTATAAGATTGTCCTGTAGTTAAACCTGTGAAAGTCATAGTCCCTGACCCACTTTGGTTTAAAGTTATAGTAGCACCATTAGAACAAGTACCTGTATAACTTGTAATAACAGAATTTCCATTGTAGGAGGGAGCTGCAAAGGTAATTACTGCTGTAGTATCAGAAGTAGCACTTGCAGAAGTTATAGTAGGAGCGTCTGGAGCACTTATGTTAGTCGGTGTATAACTATTACTAGCTGAACTAGGTACACTAGTCCCTAGCTGGTTAGTTGCAGTCATGGTAAAAGTATAAGTAACCCCGTTAGTCAAGCCAGTTAAAGTTAAAGGACTGCTAATACCAGATACGCTATTACCTCCAGGGGAGCTAGTAACAGTATAATTTGTAATACTATAACCGCCATTATCATCTGGCGCAGTAAAAGGTATTCTAGCAAAAGCATTACCTCCTGTAACAGTTCCTAAGACAGGAGGGTCTGGTACTGAGTAAGTTTTTGCCCATAAAGAGCTTTGTTTAGCTTGACTTTGCTCAGATAAAGAAAACCTTCCATTAGCTTTTCCAGTATAACGAGTACCAGACATAGGCGCAGGAGTAGGCGTTACAACATTACCTCTATATTTAGACATAATTAAGTACCTTAGGAAATATCTTCATAACTAATTATATAGTTAATTTTACTAGCTATCCCAGAAGTTACAATAATAGATGTACCTTCTTCAAGATAAACAGCAGTAGATTTATCAAGTACGTTAAGTGTCGCACCTGCTGGAATAGCTACCGTAAAGATTATCGGATAAGCTGTACCGTCACTAGGAGCAGAACCTTTAGCTACTGCGCCATTAGTATAGATTGAAACAGTTGCGCTGATTGAGTTAGTTCCGTCAACATTAGCTGCTAAAATTTGATTTACTTTAAAAACTTTACCACTTGCTGCTGGATTAGGCAAAAGAACAACTGCTGTCGTTACCGCTGGGGTAAGATAAGTTGTCTTAGCATAAATATTTGCAACATTAACTATATTAGGTGCTGCCATTTAGATTAACCTCCAAATACGATTGCCATAGCTATGGCTTTACCTGTTGAAACTCCTCCAGAACCTCCAGAAATAGTTATATCTCCAGAACCTAAAAGTGAGTTACCATTAATTGTCTTGATATTTGTACCACTAACAAGAGCTGCTTGTTTTGTATTAAAAGTTGTCCAATCCGTAGAAGTTAAAACACCTCTAGCTGTCGCACTTGCACTAGGTACATTAATAGTAATAACTGGAGTAGAAGTACTATCAGCTACAGTAGAAGTTAAATCTATACCTGTAGTTGTAATAGTAAGTGCAGCTACAGAGTTTACAGTCCCAGTACCGGCATCTCCTTTGTCTCCTTTAATAAGAGTCCACTCATAATCCCCAGCTGTAGTGGATTCTGTAGTAGAAGTCTTATTAACCGCAATACCAATATAACTTTTACCAGTTGAAGTATTACTTAACCCAGTACCAATAGCATCATCAGCATATTTAATCCAAGTATAAGTTGGACTACCATCATTACCTTTAATCTGCGACCAAGTATAGTCAGTTGCAACTGTAGACTCAGTTGCTGAGGTCTTGTTAACTGCAATACCGATAAATAGTTTATTAGTCGGTGTATCCGAAAGTCCAGTTCCTATGGAATCGTCTGCATACTTTATCCAAGTATATAAAGAAGCACCATCTCCAGCAACCAAGTCCCAGTCTGAAGTTACAGTAGGTAAAGCAGTTGTAGTTGTTTTAGCAATATAGCTAGCCCCATTATACCTAACTAAATCTAAAGGTTTATGAGACCCAGCTGTATAAGTGCCTTTAGGTACTATAGCAACTCTACCTAAATTTGTAGTCGTCATTAATTATACTCCGAAATAAATTCACCATCTACTATAGATAGAGTGAAAGAGGATGAATGTTCTACAACAAGTTCACCATCTACGATAGAGAAAGATGCAAAAGCTCCAGTACCGCCACTTCCACCACCTACAGCTGAAATTTTACCAGCTCCATCTATAGTAATTGTAGTACCGTCAACTCTAACACCACCAAGAGTAGTTGGGGTTGCTACGGGAAGTTCATAAGAACTAGCTACTACAATATCACCAGAACCGAGAATAGAACTACCGTTGATAGTTTTAATTGTAGTCCCAGATACTAGAGCAGCTTGCTTACCGTTAAAAATTGACCAGTCTGCTGCACTCAAAGCACCACGAGAAGTAGCATTAGCTGTAGGTAAGTTTAAAGTAATAACTGGAACTGTAGTGCCGTTAAGAACTGTAGAACTTACATCATTACCATTAGTTGTAATGTTAAGAGCTGAAACAGATACAACCCCACCAGCTGAACTAATCTGAACATATACAGAAGTTGCCCAACGATAACTTAAATTCGTATCGATTGCAATATAAATCTTTCCAGCTTGTCCAACTGTAGGAAATGCAGCTAAACTTGCAAATTCAAGAACATCATCTACATAGGAAGGTAAGTTGACTGAAGGAATTAAGCCGCCAACTAAAGGAGCAACACTAACTCCAATATCTGCAGTCTTAACTCCATCCGTAATACCCAAGCCAGTTAGAGTTGTAGGGTTAGTTGCTGAAGTTACGATACCTTTAGCATTTACACTAACTTTAGTATAAGTTCCAGCAGTAACCCCAGAGTTTTTTAAGCTTGCAACTCCAGTTACATCAGCTGAGCCATCAAAAACTCCAGAACTCCAAGTAACATCTCCAGTCATAGAGATATTTCTAGCAGTATGGAACTTCATAGCTTCGTCAGCTGTACCTGCAGAACTAATTTCTACATAAGCTGAACCAGAAAATCTATAAATCTTATTAGTATCTAGTACAAGATAGACAACTGACGATGAACCATTTACAGGAAGGTCAAGAAAAGTTCCAATCTCTTGAATTTGGTCTACAGCAGCTGGCATTTGAGAAGTTGTTAGCTTTCCATTAGGACCTAAAGTAGCTAGTCCCGATTCTGCACCTACAAGAGCTGAATTAACTGCATCAAGAATACCATACCCAGTCAAAGTAGTTGGTCTACCGAGAACGTCAGTAAAGTTTACAGTAGTAGAGCCGCCTGCTTGTCCAACATTGATATAAGCTGACCCAGACCATCTATAACTAGCATGAGTACTTGCATCAATATAGATAATCCCAGAAGTTCCTGTAACTGGAAAGTTAGAAGCAGTAGGATATTCTATAATATCGTCTATGTAAGAAGGCAACTGACTAGGAGGAACTTTAAGATTATTTCCTAAAGTTGCAATAGAAACTCCAAGCTGAGTTCCGCTAAGTCCATCTATAATTCCATAACCTGCAAGTGTAGTCGGTTTACCCGTCAAAGTTTCAAAACTTGGAGTAGCACTTGAAACAGCTGCATCAACTTCAGTTTTAGTATAAGCATCAATAATGCCCATAGTTCCAAGAGTAGCTGGGTTAGTTCCGCCAGTAACTCGACCTTTCTCATCTACAGTTACTTTAGTATAGTCTCCAGCATTAACACCTGTACTTGCAAGGGTGATATAAGTATGTCCTGCTACTGTAGAAGCATCTCCAGAAAAAGCTGGCATTCTTTCTGTACTAAAGATACCTGCATTAATAGAATTTGCATCTATAACTAAGTTATTTTCTTGAACTGCCTGTAGGCGACCTTTAGAGTCTACAGTTATTGTAATAGTTTTAGCAGCTGAACCATATTGACCAGCAATTACTTGAGTGTTTGCAAGAGCAGTAGTAACAGCTTGTCCTGTAGTTCCAGTTCCAGTCACATCACCTATAAGGGAAATTGCAGGGTTAAAGTCAGTAATTCCAGGAGGTCCTTGCTCTCCTCCAACCGCAATAACAATACTATCTACAACTTCATTAACTACTATAGTATCAGCCACGAGTAACCTCCTCTTTAATAGTCACTTTACCTTCGATAAGTCTAACTGTTTTAGCTGGAAAGTAAATCTCAAGGTCATAAACTGCATCTTTAGTTGCTACTAACCCACCTGTATCGGTAGAAGCTATAGAAAGCTGAACTTTACCTGTAGTTCCTGTAAGGATAATCCTTCCATTTGCAGTACTAAGTTCTCCAAGAAGAACTGAACTGTCTACTGTAGGGCGGATTTGCATTTTAGCTGTGCAGTTAGTAATATCGATTGGCGTAGTTTTATCAGCTGCTCTCCAGTACACGGTGTGACTATAAGTAGCACCTTTTTCTATTGGAGGAAGATTAAGTTTAACGGCAGTCATAAAACCTTCTATTGATAAAATTTATTAAATATATAACCAGCAGCAGTTACTAAAACACCAATCACAGCAGAAACTCCAGCTATAAATCCTACTTGTTTTTCTCTTTGCATCTTTAGCGTTTGTACAGAGTCAGATATTTCCAAGAGAGCATGACGAAGTTCAATTCTAAACTGTTTATTATCGTCAATCTCATTATCTAAATTAGCTTCAAGTCTAGCAACTCTGCAAGGTAAATCTGGCATATCTAAACCTGTAAATAAGTAACTGAGTTAGGGAATTCTAAATCATTCCAAGGAAGTCTATTCTCTATAGCCTGTCTTCTATTAGCTAACTTATGTCCACTTTTTCTATGTAAACAGAAAGAAGTTAAAGTCAACCTACGAATAGTAGCTCTTTCAATCCTAGACCATTCATCTTTATATAAAGGATTCAGCTTATACTTTCTAACTTTTTGCCTATAGTTACATAGAGCCATCCAAAAAGCTTGGCATTGAATAATAGCTTCGGGCTTACCAGTATAATCTATAATGATAACTTCCCTATTAAAAGCTCTTTCCCAAAGTTCTTTAAGTTCTATAGTTAGTGAATAAGCTTGGTACTTCATATAAATACTCTATTTTCTTGGATAGTAACATAACTGACCGCATGAGTCAATCGATTTCGATTAATTTTAAACTTTTCTAAGTATTTTAGTTTAAATTTTGCTTTTTTTAGAAAAATAATGTATATTTCAGACAAAATTTAACATAGTGAGGACGACATGACAACCTTAGACCCAACTAATAAAGCTATTATAGACCTAGATGCTCCAGCTAGTCCTGCAGTTCTAGCAGGTATTTTAGATATTCCAGTATCTATGGTTCACCAAGGACGGCAAGATGGTAAACTTCCGACTAAGACCTCAGCTAGTTACCGTGAAAATATCCGTCAATATATTTATCATTATAAGAAGAAAGTAAGCTCTCGGTCAACTTCTATGGGTGAAGCTAAACTAGCTCAAGACATTAGGAATGGAATTGCCAAAGAATATTTACAATGGATGGAAATCAAAACTATAAAAGAAGAAGTTATAGACATTGCGGTTATGAAGGAACTATTCGAACCAGTGTTCCAGATTATACGAAGCTCTCTGATAAATATCTCAAGACAGCATCCGGAGACAGTAACTACTATAGACAATACTTTAGAAAGTTTATACTCTTTAGGTCATAAGTTAGCAGAAGCAGCTAATGAGGATTCAAGACACTATGTCCAACTTATGCTAGATAAAGACCTTTCTATGAATGAAGCTGAAGAAGAACTTGAAGAACTATTTGACACGGAGGTTTTATGATTACCCAAGCAGACTTACATGAATTATTTTACTACGATAAAGATACAGGAATCTTTACTAGAAAAATAGATGTTGGTAAAAGAGCTAAAGCTGGGGATATTATCACAAATACAAATAATAACGGCTATATAGTTATTGTAATAGATAGACAGAAATATCAAGGTCATAGAATGGCTTGGTTATATGTATATGGCTGTTTACCTAAATACTTAGACCATAAGAATGGTATAAGACATGATAATAGAATAGAAAACCTAAGAGAATGTACTATGGCAGAAAATAATTCTAATAGAAGTACAACAGCTATAGGTGACTCTGGGCATAAAGGAATTCTTTGGTCTTATAAATATAATTCTTATGTAGCTAGATTAGCTGTAAATAAGCAAAGATTTCAAAAAACTTTTACAATTAGCAAATTTCCTAGTAAAGAAGAAGCTTTAAAAGCAGCTGTAAATTGGTTAGCTGAATTAAGAACAGAACATCACAAGGAGTTTGCTTGTTATGGTTGAGTTAGATTTAGATACAACTTGGGGAGAAAGGCTCTTTATTGGAAAAGCTCTACAACTTTTCAAGAAACCAAACAGAATGTCTACAAGAGAGTGGGCAGAAACTAATAGGTTTTTAACCTCAGATGTTTCTTCACGTCCAGGAAAGATGAACTGTATGGAAACTCCTTGGATGCTGTTTGTAATGGAATGTCTTGATAATCCAGAGATAGGAGTTATTGTAGGTAAAAAGTCAGCTCAAATTGCTTGGACAGAAACTATTAACAACTGGATAGGGAGAACTATTGACCTAGACCCTAGAAATATAATGATAGCTTTTCCTAGAGCAGCTTCAGCTCAGAAGTTCTACAAAGAAAAGTTAGTTCCATATATAAAACACACTCCTGTACTTAAAGAAAAGATTGGGAGTTTAGCTAAAGTATCTCATAAGCATATACCTTATGATGGAGGTTTCTTAGTTTTAGCTAATGCGGGAACAGCTGAAGACGGAAAGTCCTCTGTAATACCTTATGTAGTTGTAGAAGAGCCAGATGGTGTTAAGAAAGACGTTAATAATCAAGGAGATGGGATGGCTATCCTTAAACAAAGGATGAAGTCTTTCTCTGACAGTAAACTCATCTATGCTGGTACTCCTACAGATAAAGACTTTAGTCAAGTAGATTTAGCTTACGAACAAAGTAATAAGATGGTCTACTTAGTCCCTTGTCATCTTTGCAGTGAGTTCCACGCATTAAGTTTCGATAACTTAAAGTGTGATGAATGGCAAGAAAGAAAGATAGATGAGTTTTATGGGATATATAATCCCGAAACAGCTTATTATGAATGTCCCTTCTGTAAAGGAATCTGGAACAATGAAGATAAGAATAGAAACGTGCTTAATGCTATTAACTTTCACAATCTGGGTTGGGTTAGCTCTAATCCTAGTGTATCTGACACTTATGGATTCGCCTTTAACGAACTGTTAAGTTCATTTGAAGCTTCTTCTCTTGTAAACTTAGCTAAACAAAAGCTTAAAGCTCAACGTGCATATGATAATGGGCATGAAGGTTTAATGAAGAGCTTCACTAATAACTCTAAAGGCGAAGCTTATGTACCTTTAAATGCTGGCTTAAGTATAGATGAGATGAAAGCTAGAAGACTGAACTACCCAGAAACAGTAGTCCCTTATGAAGGTCTTATCATTACAGCAGGTATTGACGTACAGCATAATCGTTTTGCTATAGTAACTAGAGCTTGGGGTCGAAATGGTAACTCTTGGCTGGTGAACTGGATTGAGATTTTCGGAGATGTACTTGATTATAGTGATGCAGTTTGGGGTAAACTATCTGACTACATCTTTCAGAAATGGACTCATGGGGCTGGTAAAGGTAAGTTCTTAACCATCTCAGCTGCTTCTATTGACTCTGGTGATGGGGCGACAGCTGAACTAGTATATAGATGGGTCTCAGAGATGAACCTTAAGCATCAACATATCTTTGCTTGTAAAGGTATTGGGGAACTTAAGTACAACAACTACGAGATATTTAATGAACCAAACACTATGGAAGTAGGTTCAAGTACTCAAGAAAGAAAGACTTTAGCTCAAACTATGGGTGTGAATGTCTTTCCTATGGGAGCTTACCGTGCGCATGAAGAAGTTCTTCGCAGATGTAACCTTAAAGGTAATAGAGATAGACACTATCACTGTGAAACTATGTATGGCGGTTATGAAGAAGGGGTTCTCTCTTGCCGTAAAACATTTGAAACAGATACAACTAAAGCTGGCTATAAGCTGATTGCAGGTAAACATAAAGAAGCTATTGACTGCGAAAAGATGGCTCTTCATGCTGCTTATGCTATACAGATTAGAAACTATAACAACTTTCACTGGGCTGCTTTAGAAGCTCATCTACACGTTAATTCCGAAACTGGAGATTTTAATGCCTAGAACAATCACAGAAGTACAAGCAGATTTAGCAGTTGTTAATGCTGCTCTGCAAGATTTAATAGCTGGTAAACGACTAACTCAACTTCGTCTAGGTTCTGGAGACTTTACTCGACTCTTCCAGTACCAAGAAATAACCTATGAGGTTTTAAAAGCTGAACAAGCCGAACTTACACAAGAGTTAGCTAGTTTAGAAACCCAACCTCAAATGCAGTTTAGAACTATGACTAACATTCCTCTTAACGTAACTAAATTCAGAGCCTAATTATGTCACTACCTTATGATTCAGAAGAATTCTACTACTCAAGAGCTAAGCAACAAGCTTTTGACGGTGCTGTTACTAACTATAGACTTGAACAGAAAGGTTTAGTTACTGGAGAGTCGGACCTTTTAGCAGCTAGAGAACTTAATCTTCTCTGGCAACGCTCACATCATGCTGTTAGGAATAATGGCTGGGCAAAGACAGCTAAGACTAAGAACCTTATTAACCTTAATGCTATTTCTGTAAAATGGAAAGATGATAAAGGTAAAGTTAACAAAAAGATGCAAGCTCTTTGGGATACTTTTGCAGCTGACCCTAACCTAGATGGTTATGGTACTTTAGACAACACTCAAGAAGCTTGGAATGGGGCTATGTTTGAGTCTGGAGAAGCTCTTTGCCGAATGTTGATTAAGAAAAGAGCTGGTCATCCTATTCCTTTAGTTCTTCAGAATATTGAAGCTGAGTACTTAGACCCTAACTTTACTAATGGAAGTCCTCAAACCACCCGTAATGGTATTAAGTTTGAAAATAGCAAACCAGCTATTTACTACTTTAGTAAAAGAACTCCTAACTTTAACTTATTTAACTTATATTCTATTGAGAAAGTTGAAGTACCTGCGGATGAAGTTCTCCACTTGTTTGTTCGTGACAGACCTGGGCAATGGAGAGGTGTTCCAACTTTAGCTCCTATTCTCTTACCTTTATATGAACTTGACGACCTTACCGATGCTACAGTTGCTAAACAAAAAGCTGCACAAGCTATTAGCTGGGTTATTCGCAATACTAATCCTGCTGCCGCTGTTTCTGTCGGCTCTGCTCTTAATAGTGTTGACCCAAATGACATTGACCAGTCTACAGGTAAGCGAAGAGTGGTTACACAAGCTTCTGGAGGAGGTGTTCAATATCTAAATAAAGGTGAAGATATTAACTTCTATCAAGGTACAGATATTGGAGCTAACTTACCCGAACTTATAAAGTCTGAACTACATAAGATTGCCCAAGCTTCTGGACTTACTTATGAAGTTTTAACTGGAGACCTTACAGGTATTAGTTTTTCAGCTCTTCAGCAAGTAGCTATTGATATGAAAACTAGAGCCGAGTTCATGTATAAGTTTTATATTGTAAACTTAGGTTTAAAACCATTATGCAATAGATTTAGAGAGCTTGCTGCTATTTATAGTAATAAAAGCTTTGCTAATTTAACTCCTACATTCCAATATCCAAGAAAGTATGGTGTTAATGACTTGAAAGATGCTCAAGCTGACCTCTTAGAAGTTCAGTCTGGTTTTGCTACTTGGGAAAGTAAACTTGAGGAAAGAAACTTAACTGTTGAAGAGATTGTTGAGGATAAAAAGATTCAACAACAAAGTGGGGTTAGCTTTGAACCTACTGTTCAGAATACAAACCAGACTAAGAATGTAAAGGCAAATCCTAATTCTGCTGGAATGTAAGTAAATACATCAGATAACCCTTGACTTTCTCCCTCAAAGAGAGTATAAAGGGTTATCATTTCCAAGGTGGGTATATGAACAAACATCATAGACTTTTAACAAGATTAATTAACACTCCTCTGGCTATTAGCCAAGATAAGCTAGAAGTTATCTCTAGTAATGTGAGTTTAAAGTTATTAGCGGGACAAGCTCTCGATTCTGGGGTTGCTGCTCCTACAGATAAGACTGTAGCTACTGAAGGAAAGACTTCAGTTATTAATGTATTTGACAGTTTAGTTTCTAAAGGAGGAGCTGGAGAATCTGGCTTTACTTCTTATTCAAGTATTAAAGGTCAAGTAGAAAATGCAGTAGCTAAAGGCGCAAGTAAGATTTTATTCTACATTGATAGCCCTGGCGGTGAAGTATCTGGTCTTTTTGGTCTTTCAAGCTATATAGCTTCTCTTCCAGACACTTATGGAGTTGAAACAGTTGCATTTACTGACGGTTCTATGACCTCAGCTGCTTATGCAATCGGCTCAGCTGCTCAACAAGTATATGCTACTGAAAGTTCTACAGTAGGTTCTATTGGGGTCATCATGTCCCTAGTAGATGTTACTGAAGCAGATAAAGCTAATGGTTATAGCTATACAATTCTTCGTAGCAAAGAAGATAAAGCTATCTACAACCCACATGAACAAATATCTTCTGCTGTTATTGACAAGTATTCAGCTATGCTGGCTGAACTTGACAGTCTTTTCAACGCAGAAGTGGCGAAAAACCGCCCACAATTAACCTTAGAGTCTATTATCAACATGAAAGCGGATGCTTTCTTAGGTAATAAGGCTTTAGAGTTAGGTCTTATAGATGGTATTGTCTCATCTATGGACGAAGTTATAAACTTAAATCTAAACTCAACAACTAAACGAGGTGATGTTATGACACTAGAAGAGTTGAAAGCTCAACTTAGTGCTAAAGATACGGAGTTAGCTACACTGCAAGCTAGTGTTACTAACACTGTAGCAAAAGCTATTGCTGATGAACGTGCAAGATGTATTGACATCTTAGCTGCTGGTCAGTCTTTGAAAATTACAGCTGAACAAGTTACTAAACGTATCGCAGCTGGTACAGCTAAAGAAGATGCAGTTGACATCTTTACTGCTATTGCTGATGCTATCGGCACTTCAACTGCTATTGACACAGCTGCTCCAGTAGAAGCTACTGTTTCTAAAAACTTAACAACTGATGCAACTGAAACTAAAGTAGAGATTGAAGGTTCTTCTTACTCTATTAGTGAAATCGTTGCTGCTGCTCACGCTATCTCTAAAGGAGTTAAATAATGGCTGCTGAAACTTTTACATATACCCCTAAAAGACTTATTGCTGGTTCAGACCCAGACGTAGTAGTTAAACCAGGAACTTTACTTTTAGGTCAAAACCTAGCTCAGTATACTCTTTTAGAGTCAGATACAGCTGGTAAATGGAAAGTACACGCTGGTGTTAATAAAGTAGCTGGTATTCTTTTAAATGCTGTAGATGCTACTTCAGCTGACCAACCTGCTCAAGCTTATATTGCGGGTGACTTCTTTGCTGACCAGTTAGTATTCCCTTCAGCAATCAACACTAACTTGTTAAAACAAAAACTTGTTGAAGGTAGTATGATTGCCTTAACATTCTTAGATACTGGTGAGGTATAATAATGGCTCGTTTTGCTACTCCTTATGAATTAAATGAGATTTACGGTACACTTACTGACCGTAACTATCCAACTCCTACCGAGTTACAATCTAACTTTGGTATCATGCAACCTTTTGAAACTGAAACTATTAACTTAGATAAAGTTTCTCCAGACTTGCGTATTGGTATCTTTGTAGCCCCAGATGCACAAGCTAAACCAACTGTTGCTCGTGGCTACCAAACTAAAGTATTCTATCCAGCTTACTGGAAAGATAAAACTACAGTTGATTTCAGAAACATCCGTGCAAGAAAAGTTGGTGAGCAGATTTCTGTTCCTACTTCAAACGCTGGGCGTATTGCTTCTGCTTTACAAGATAACATGATGTTAATGCAAGCTAAACGTGACCGTTTACTTGAATGGATTGCATCACAAATCTTACTTTATGGTTCTTATGTTGCTACTTCAGAAAGACATCCTTCTGTTCTTGTAGACTTAGAACCAAACATTGCAACTGACGCTGCAAGTTTAAACGGTGGTAAAGCTAACCGTGCAAACTTAACAGGTACTGCAGTTAACTTACCTACAGGTGGTACTTTACCAGTTATTACTGATAATGGTGGCGCAGGTAAACGTGCTTGGGGTTCTACAGGCGGTACTAAAGCTGTATCTCCTATTGCTGACTTACAACAAATGTTAGATGCAGCTTGGGAACCAATCAGCAAAATCTATATGTCTGACGATGCTTGGTTAGAAGTAACTAAAGACGCTAGTTTTGCAACTGTGATTTCAACTTTAATCACAACTACTTCTTCTTTCTTAGTTGACCTTTTACCACGTCAACAATCTAAAGAAGGTTTAAAACTTCGTGGTACTATTGCTGGTATTCCTATTTGGACATACAATGCAGCATACCAAGGTACTTCAAGTGCAGCTACTAGCTTAACTAAGTTTATTCCAGCTGGTTGGGTAGTTATGGTTCCAGCTGCAACTTATGGTATCCAAGCTTATGGTGCAATTCAACATGGTGCTGCAGATTTTACAGCAACTGAAATGTTCTGGAACTCTTGGATTGAAGATGAGTTTGGAACACCATGGTTGCAGGGACAATCTAGCCCATTGATGCTTCACACAAAAATCAACTCAACTGTTGCTTGGCGCGTGATGTAAGGTAGGACAACTATGGCTTTTACTGCAACAATTACTGGACTAGATGAAATTGTTCAAGCTTTTGAACAAACTAACTTCGAGAAAGATGTAGTAAAAGCCGTAGGTTCTGTAACTAGAGAACTACATTCAGTACTAAATACGCAAGTAAGAGCTACTTACTCTATTGGGAATCGGAGTTTGAACTCAGTACTTGTTGGTGGAACTGAATCTAACCTAAGAAGAGGTGCTGGGTTTATAGAAAATGGTTTAGTTTATGAATCTAAGCCTTTAAAACTAAGTGACTTTCCTTGGTCAACTATAAGTACAGGTTTGTTTACACCTTTCATAGCTCCTAATAAGTTTACTCCAGGACTTGAAGGTAAAATTAAACGTAAGAAACCAGTAGAAGCTATTGTAGTTTCTATTAAAAGAAATTCTAAAACTCTAGTTAAAGGAGCTTTTAGAGGAAAAGTTAAAGAGAAAATAGGTATTTGGAGAAGACGTAACTACTTTGAAGGTGGTTTAACTTGGGAAGTTCTTCCTACTAGAGATGATTTATATGGTAAGAGAACTCCTTATACACCTATCTACGGTCCGAGCTTATCTCAGATGGCAGCTAAAGTTTACGATACAAACCCATACTTACAAAAGTTTAAAGACGATTTTGGTAATAAAGTAGCAGATAAACTCTGGAGTTGAAATGGAAGATATACAAATGGTTCTTGAAAAAGCTGGAGTACTTCTAACTTTTAACCAATGTGAGATTTATGGAATTCCTGGATTTCAAACTGAATCTTTAGTTAACCTAGACTCGAACTACGAGATAACTAAACAAGCTTTTACTTTTCAAGTATCAACTTTAGATTTAGCGGATAATGGTGTGCAAGTTGACGATACTTTCAGTATTGACGACACAACTTACACTTATACATTTAGTTTAACTAAAACTCCAGTCCCAGACCTTACTGGGTACTCTAAACTTTATGTAGATTACATCTCCAAGGTTCTTCTATGATAACTTTAGATACTTTAAAAACTAGATTAGATACTACAGGCTATACAGTTCAGTTTGCCCGTGACCGCGAGGTTGACTTACAAGAACTAACTGACCTACCAGTAATCTATATCGGTTATAATAATATAGATAGTAAAAACCCTAATCAGCCAATAGCTTATGACACTTATGACCTTAATGGCGAGAACTTAGTACAAAACTTTACTATACAGCTGGTTTGTCAGCAAGCAGACTTCAGTACAATCTGGAAAGCTATTTATAAAAAGCTTATAGGATGGAATCCAGTTGCTGCTGATAGTATTCATACAAGCTTCACTTACGTCCAAGGTGGAGTTATGGGTTTATCTAATAGTAAGTTCTATTGGGTAGATATTTGGCGAATTGGTTTTCCAACAACTTCAATTTTATAGAGGTATTTATGGCTAGTAGTGTTATTCAAGAAGATGGAAGTATCTTAAATACTTCAGTTCTTACAGAAACAACTAAACTTCCTGCAGATAGTGTCTGCGGACAATTACAAGCTGCTCAAGATTTACTTGCAGCTCAAGAAGTTCAAACTTTAGTAGAAGGAGAGTAACTAAATGGCTAAATTTCACGAAAAGAACCAAGCTATCTACTTTGGTTTACAAACTGGTTCTGGTTCAGCAAACAAATTAGCTACATCTGCATTAGGTTCTACAACTGCTATTGCTTGTACAGCTATTTCTGGCGACCCAACTAGAGATACAGGTTCTTATCAATACTTAGGTGACTCTTTGTCTCGTGATGAGTACACTTACGAGAAAGATAAATACATTGACTTACAGATTGATACTTTCCAACAAGTATTGTCTGATATGACAACTGCTATCGTTGCTAACGATGCTAGTTTATGGAAACTTTATCAAGTTTGTGGTGGTAATGTTATCGTTGACTCAGCTACTAAGCAAGTATTTGTAGATAATGCAACTGACTCACCAGACTACGGTACAGCTGATTTCCGTAAATCAACTCCAGATGATGCAACTAATGATAAGTTATATAAATTCTGGGACTTACGCGGAACTGTAGACGTAACTGCAACTGTAGGTGAAGTACCTTCTTTGAAATTCTCTTTGAAAGGTAACGTAGATGACCCAGCTCCAGTAGCTAAACAAGTTGCTGATTTTGGTAAACAAACTACACGAGTAGCTCCTTCAGTACTCTACTCTACAATTACTTCTGCGTATCTTGTAGAGATTTCTCCTTCAGATACTTTTGCAGCATCTTTAGGTGGTACAATTAGCGGTGTAACTGCAGGTTCGGCTCAAATTAATGTTAATTTCTCGTCTGCACCTTCTGGAGTAGCTACTGGGCAGCTTAGAAGAGTTAGTATCTCTGGCTTAACTCCTACCTCTTTAAATGGTGAGCATACTTTATACTTTGTAAGCCCTACTAGAGCTATTTACTACGTAAAAGGTAACACCTCAGCTGCTTCTGGTACTGCAGTTATTAAAGTTTCAGATGTAGCTCCCTCTACATTCTGTTTCTCAACTTTAAATGCAGCTAACTTCTTTGGTTATGACTTCCAAAGATATATGACTGGTTGTGATACTGGTTTTGCTAAAGGTGGTACTCCAACTGACGTGTCAGTATCTATGCTCGAAGACCAAGCTGGTGCTTCAGGTGTATTCTTACCAGATACTAAAGCTGGTAGTTTCTTCTCAGCTGTCCTACAGTTTGGTAAGAAAGATAGTGGGGGAGCTTTAGTTGCTGGTACAGGTGTTACCTATATGTGGGATAAACTGCAGTTAGCTAACGTAAAACAAGGTAAGATTGCAACTTACTTAGGTCGTGATGTTACCTTCCGTAATACTGGTAGTTCATTTATTTTCTATCAATAAACTTTGTGCGCTCTGGGAGGAGTTAATAACTCCTCCTCTTTTTATATAACTTCAGAGGACAATCTAATGGCTAAAAAACTTTTCGTAAAGCTCCAAACACCAACTATTGAACTTACAGTAAAAGCTACTGACGCTTCTGGCTCAACTAGCGAAATTCTTGTAGGATTCAAACGATATGACCTTTCGCAGCTGGAAGCAAAATTCAAAGAACAAACTCCAGATACTGCTACAGATACTAATGCTGATTTCAACTTTATTTCTAAAGAAGTTATCTACATTAAAAATGCTGTTCTTGAAATCTATGATGAAAAAGGCGAGTACTTAGAGGACTTAGTAGTTGCCGATACAAGAACAGTTGAACCGAACGAGTTCTTCCAAACCTCAGCTGATGCTTTAAACGTCCTCTTAGAGCATTATATGGGTTCTAATCCTTGGAAGAACTCCCTTTTTGAAGCTTATAGAGATGCACTAGTTAATGTATCCTATAAGGAAGCTGAACTAAAAAACTAATAGAAGCGGGAGAGTTTCTAGGAAAAGCAGCTTTAGAGAGTATGGTCTCAAACAAACTAGCTAAAGCTAAGAAAGTTGAAGACGACTTTAAAGCTGCTTTTCAATCTCTCGCTTTTGAAGAATCTAGTGAGATAGAGGAAGATGAAGAAGTTTACTTCTACCTCTGGGAAAGCTTAGAGGAGATAGTTAGTGTTTATAGGACTCTTACTAACTATCTTTCTGAGTACTATGCAATAGATACAGCAGTTCTTTTAGCTTTAGTTAAAGATAAATGTATGCCTGTAGAGAGAACTTTACAGTTGATTCCCTATATCCATTCTGGGTATTTAGATATTATTGTTGATAAGGCAGAAGATAATGGCAGACCAGACAACCAAGACATTAAACCTTAAACTTACTGCTGATACTAAAGGTATTGATGTAGTTAAAAATGCTCTTACAGATTTAAAAAAAGATACTACTTCTCTTTCTAATTTACAACTACTATCTAATACTTTAGAAGAAGTTAAAGGTAAATTACTTTTACAGCAGGCTAAACAAATAGAAGCTATTAATACCTCAATAGCTTCTTCTAAACTTAAAGAAAATTTCTCTGCTAAAGTCCTAGAAGAATTTGGTAATAAATTGGCTAAAATAGATAGCCTATTAGCTGCAATTAAATCAAATACACCAGATATAGGTAAAAGCCTAAGAACTTCAGCTGCTAAAACGCTATCTGAGGAAGAGCTTAAACTACAAGCTGATTCGCAAGCTAAATACGCAGCTCAGCGTATAAAAGCAGAAGAAGATTTAGCTGATAAAACTAGAAAAATAACTCTTGACTCTTTAAGAAAAACTATTGAAGAACGTAATGCAATTCTGAACGCAGCTAGTAAGCAAAGACTAGGAAATGCTATAGGAGATATTACGTCTGCAGAATCCTCTGACCGTAAGAAACTATTAAGAAGTCTTAGAGAGGATATGACTGAAAGAGCTAAACTCCAACAAGAAGAGTTTAACTTAGTCGAAAAAGCTCTCCAACAAACTAGAGCTAGAGAAGCTGAAAGAGCTAAACTTGAAGAGAATGCTGCTAGACAAAGACTTGAAAGACAAGCTGCGGTTAATAGACAACTTTTAGCTAATGAGACTGACTTTAATGAGAGACAAAGACAGAATCAGCTTAGAGGAATGCGAACTTCAGCTACTGAAGCTTTTGCACCTACGCCTACGGTAAAAACTTCACCTATTCCTAGAGTTCCAGACGATGTTAGAAGTTCTTATGATAGTCTTTTCGCTCGTATTGGTGCGATTAACATAGAGTATAGACTTTGGAATGAAGCTATTAACACTGTTACTAATAGTTTAAGAGCTATTCCTAAAATTGGTATCGAATTAGAAGCTACTAAGTCAGTTCTAACTGCTGTTATGGGTACTGAAGCAGGTATGGAGTCTGTAATGAAGTCTCTAACCAAAGAAGCAGACCGTACTGGTATGAGTTTAGAAGCTATCAGAACTTCTTTTAGAACTTTCAGCGCATCAACTACTTTAGCTGGAGAGTCTTTAGAAAGTACTTGGAAAATGTTCACTAATATGAACACAGTTATTACTGCGTTACATTTAAGTACTGACCAAGCTAACCATGTATTCTTAGCTCTTTCTCAAATCTTTAATAAATCTAAAGTACAATCTGAAGAGCTAGTTAAACAGTTAGGTAACTTACTCCCAGGTGCCTTTGCTAGTTTTGCAAAATCTATGGGTATTAGTACTATGGAACTTGCAAAAAGAATGAGGGATGGAACTGTATTTGCACAAGAAACTGTAGAAAAATTTACAAATTTCATGGCAACTACTTTTGGTAATTCTTTCGATATAGCTAGTCAAGGTTTAAATGCTAATATAAATAGAATGCAATCTAGCTTTATATCTTTAGGTGAAGCTATTTATGGGCTATCTGGCGGTGCGCTTAATTCAGTAGTTAAGAGTATTACTAATTTAACAAACTACTTTACAGCTGCTGTTAAAGGTGAGAATGATTTTATAGAAAATACTAAACTTCTAGTAGATGTTTTAACGGGGGCTTTAGTTGCGGGATTTTTAGCAACTATTAAACCAGCTACTATGCTAATGGAAGCTTTATACGCTGCTGCTACTGCAGCTACAGTACTTAAAAATAACTTATTAGCTATTGGAGGTACTGCTGTAATAGCAGGTTTAACAGCTGTTCTTTCTTATACTAGAAGACTTGGAGACGAGCAAGCTGCTTTAGCAAAACGAGCTAGAGAAGATATTGCAGGTATTCAAGCTGAAAGAAAGAAAGCTGATATGATGCAGCCTATTGAGGTTAGAGTTGGAGCTGACCCAGCTGTTCAAGAACAGCAAAAACGTATTAGTGAATATACAGCTGAGTATAATAAAATTCTACAAATGCGTAAAGAAGGAATTACTATCTACGCTGGGGAAGATGGTAAGCAAGAAGATATATTAATAGCTCAGAAAAGATTTTTAGATGCTATTAAAGAAAATCAAGTAAAGTTAAAAGATACTAAACTTACTGTACAATCTCAGATTGAAGCTAATGATGCTAAGTTCCGCCAAGAGCAGATTACGCATGGAGTTGACTTAACTACTGATATGCAGAATGCTCAAGTGGCTGCTTTAAAAGCTACAGGTAAGGATGTAGAAGCAGCTACTCTTCAATTTGATAATATCCATAAAAAGTCTATAGCTGCTGCTGAAGACCAGATAAGCCAGTACAAAAAGAGGTTAAAAGAACTTGAGGAAACAAATAAAGGCGGTATTAATGACCCTCAAATAGAATCTGCTAAGCAAGAACTAAAAGATAGAGAAACTTTTATAACTAATTTAGCTACTGAAAGAGCTGATACTATTCAGAAAGTTCAAGATAGATTAGATAAAAAATCTGAGTCTGCAGCTAAATCAGCTTCTAATGCTAAATTCAAAATAGCTAAAGAAGAAATAGATACTGTTAAACAATTTAATATTACAGCTGCTAATGAAGCTGAAAATCAGATTAAACTTTTAGACTCTGAAAATAAAGCTAAAATGTACTCTTTCGAGGAATACGTTAGACGTAAAAAAGAGATTCTAGCTAAAGAATATGAAACTGAAAAAAGCTATGCTGAACAGCAAAAAGCTCTAGCAGCTGGTACTGGTAGAAAAGATTTAGTAGCTAAGTACGAAGAAAGACTTAAGCAGCTTAAAGATACTTACGAATCTAAAGTTGGTACTGCTGAAACTAAAGGTGTTATTGATAATGAAGCTCAGCAGAATATAGATGAGTACAATACCAACTTAAACATGATTCATCAAAGATACCAAGATATTCTTGGTATTGAAAGAGATTCTAACGACTTAAGTTCTACTAAACTTGAACTTCTTAGAAAACAACTTGAACTTGAGTCTAAAGAGAAAGGAGAAGTTGGAGAACGTGCTAGAACAGGTGCTAAAGAGTTAGAAATTTTAGTACAAGCGCAGAATCTAAAAGCTAACATAGCTATTAATCAGAAAAATTTAACTGCTGCTGAGAAAGTAGCTAACGATGCTCTACAACGTAACCAAGAGCTTAAACAAGTAGGTCAGATGACTGACTTACAATATGCTCTAAGTAATACCAAGATTAAAAGAGAGCAGATTCGTTTAAGTGAGTTAGAAGTTGACGCTATGAAGAGAAAATTAGATGCAGCTAAGCCAGAAGAAAGACCAGCTGCTCAAGCTACTTATGATATAGCTAAACAGAAACTTGAAAGCTTAAAACTTGTAGCTGATGAAACTGGAGCTATGATTGAGCAATCTTTAGGTAATGCTTTTGATAACGCATTTACAGGTTTAATTAATAAGTCTATGACAGCTAGTCAAGCCTTTAAGTCTTTTGCTAATAGTGTTCTAGGTGATATAGCTAAGATTCTTGCTCAAGAGATGAGAAGTCAGCTTTTAGGAGCTATTCTAAAACCTTTAGCTGGGGCTGCTTTATCTGGTCTTGGAAGTCTAGGACAAAGTGCAGGACTATTTCAAGCTACTAATATAAGCTCTACTCCTGGATTTATAGGACCTATGAAACCTACTTTTGCAGCTAATGGTGGGGTATTTGCAGGTGCTGGTATCTCAGCACATTCTGGTACAATAGTTAGTTCCCCTACAGTATTCCCTTTTGCAAAAGGTGTTGGTTTAATGGGTGAAGCTGGTCCAGAAGCTATTCTACCTTTGAAACGAAACGCGCAGGGTAAACTTGGAGTAGTGACTGAAAATGCTGGACAATCTAAAGGAAATCTGTATAATATCACAGTAAACGTACAGTCTAAACAAGGTGAAAATCCAGAACAGTTTGGGCAAAGAGCTGCTGCAGCTATGATGCGTAGTATAGCTAAAGAGGAAATCTCTAATGCTAAACGTCCTGGAAATACCTTAAATAAAGCGAGATTTGGCTAATGACAACTACTGCACTTCCTTTAAGTACTAAGATAACTATTGAAAGCGAGAAGACAGTTGTATTTAGTGATATGTCTGCTCAGTTCGGAGACGGCTACGAGCAGATAGCTCCTAAAGGTATTAATAACATTAGAGAGAACTGGTCTATCCAATGGGGCGGTTTAACTACAGCTGAAAAAGATACCATCGTAACAGTTTTAAATACAGTAGGTTCTTGGGGCATTCTAACTTGGACTCCTTGTGGTGAAACTGTTCAGAAGAAATATAGAATGACTAGAGACGGTTACTCTACTAGAAGAGAAGGTTCTAATGCTATCTTTACAGTTAGTTGTACTCTTAGACAAGTATTTGACCTAACTTAGGAGGGAAGATGGATATAGATGATTTAACTACTCAGTCTACCCTTCCAGCTTATATTGAACTATTTGATATAGATGTAATAGCAACCTCTCTTTTACAAAATGTTGGATTTGAAGTAGCTGCTTCTGGGACTTTTCACTGTACTCCTAATATTAATTTAACAGTAGGGTCTAAAGTTATTATAGCTGGGATTTTATCTGGTACAGGTAGTATTCCTAGTTTAGCAGAAACATCTACATATTATATAACATCTTTAAGTACAGTAAACGGGCAAATTTTATTTGACCTTTCGACAACTGTAAATGGTTCTCCTATAGTTTGCACAGCAGGTACTTTAACTGGTCTTAGATTTACAGTAGTTACTAATACGATTTATAGGTTTACTCCTAATGTAAATCCTAATAATACTCCAATTATGTTTGGGGGAGATACTTATACTCCATTTCCTATTGAAATTACAAGCTATTCTCAAACTTCAGATGAAGCTCCAGCTAGACCTACTTTAAGTGTCTCTAACATTAATAAACTCTTTGGGATTCTAAGTTTCACTTTACAAGATATTATAGGGGCTAAAGTTATTTATTATAGAACTTTTGAAACTTATCTAAACCAACCAACTAAAGTGTCAGCTGCTCCTTTGAAATTCACAATAGCTAGAAAGACAGCACATAATATGTCAGTTATTAGCTTTGAACTTCGCTCTCCTTTAGATGCTGATAGAGCTATGTTACCTAAAAGACAAATGCTTAAAAGAGATTTTCCTGGACTTGGTATTAATAAGGTGCTATGATGTATGATATAGATGAACTAAGTAGGGGAATTATAAATAACTACCCAGAAGAGAGTTGTGGGTTTATTCTTAAAGATGATACTATTGTTTTCTGTTATAATCTTGCAGATAATCCAGAGAAAGCTTTCAAGATAAATCCAGCTGATTATATTAAGTATTCTGGAGAAATTAAATATATCTTTCATAGTCATTGTGTAGACCCAAGAAAAGGTAAAACTTTAGACCCTAGAACCCCTTCAGTTGCTGATATGAAAGGTCAAAAAGTATCTGGGATTCCTTGGTTAATCTTTGCAACAGAAGGTTGGGTAGTTTCAGACCCTATCGAGCTGCCAAGAACTCCTTCAAAAGACTATCTAAATCGTCCTTTTATCTGGTTTATAAATGACTGCTATACACTTGTACAAGATTATTATAAATTTGAACTAGGTATTGAGTTAAAACCTTATATTCTACACGATTACACCGCAGTTCGGAAGTCAGATAGAGTTTTTGAAGAGTTTATAGAAGATTATGGTTTCAAAGAATCCGCTACACTAGATGACCTACAGAATGGCGACCTTTTTATTATAGATAACTCTGGTTTTACTGAAAATCATCTAGCTATTTACCATGAAGGTTCTATTCTCCATCAAGGTTTACTCTCCTGTAAAGAGCCAATAGAAAACTATATGTATCAAATTAAAAGAAGGTTAAGATATGTTGGTTAAGATTTATTCAACAGTTAATGATTTTATAGAATTTGAAACTGAACTTAAAGATACTAGAGAGATTTTCAACTCTATTAAACATACTTATGGTGAAGATGTTACTGATAAAATCCTTTACTCTAGTCATGTGTTTGTAGGTATTATAGGAGATAGGGTCGATACTTTAACAGCTACTACTTTAATATCTGATATAAATTTATACGAACAGCTGCATATTATCCCTGCTGTAGAAGGCGAAGAGTTAATCACAGCTTCCATGATAGCAGCAGCCGCTACATCTATGGGTGGGGCAGCAGCAGGAGCAGCAGTTTCAGCTACTATTGTAGGCGGTATAACAGTAGCTGGGGCTATAGCCTGCGTTATGAACACAGCTATTTTAATTGGTTTATCTATGGCTGTATCAGCTATTATGACACCAGATACTAGCTTTGGGTCTGACCCATCTCAAGCACAAAAACAAAGTAAAATGTTTAATACAGCACTTACAATTACAGAACAAGGTGGTTCAGTTCCTTTGACTTATGGAAATCCTTTTTGTGGTGGTGTATTAATTTCTTCAGGTATAACTTCTTCTAACGTAGGGGCGGCTAGCGTAGTATGAGTACAGAACTTATAATTGCAGGTGAAATGGGTAAAGGTGGCGGCTCTACCGAATATAAAGATACCCTTATCAGTGAACAAACAGTTAAAACTCTATTTGCAGTAGGGGAAGGAATTATTGATAGCGTTGAAAATGTATATCTTGATACTGTAGAGATTGCTAACTTTGACGCTACTTTAGTCTATAGGGTGGGGACTTCAAGCCAAGAAGTTATTGACGGTTTTACGGTAACTGAATCTCCTCTTCCAGGTTTTACAGCTAAGAATATTATAAGAGATTCTACTAAACCTACTGGACAAGAACTTCCTAATGTAAGTACTGGGATTACAGTTCCAGTTACTAACTTAGTTAAAAATACTTATTATAGAATTACTTCTTTAGGTAACACTGTATGGGGTCCTGTATATGAAGGAGGTCCTAAAGCTGCAGTAGGAGTTGTATTTAAAGCTGCTAAAGCTGGAACTGGGACAGGAACTACAGTTCAGATGCAGCCTAACTTTCAAGTACCAGAGACTATAGTTTCAATTCCTTATGAAGAAGCTATGAAGTCTGTACGTTGTTCTTTTACCTTTTCAGCTCTATCTAAAACAGATAGGGATGGTAATATTGTAGGAAGTACAGTTGTATTTGAAGTTTATGTACGAAATAACACTACTACTGGACTTTGGACTCTCTTAAATAATAAACAATATACAGTTAAAGGTAAAACTACTCATGGTTATACTTTTGACTTAGAGATTAATCGTCCCGTTACAGCTACCACAACATGGCAGATTAAAGTTATAAGAATAACTCCCGACTCTGGTACTGTTAAAAAACAAGATACTATGCAGTGGTCAGCTGTTACTCAGTTGTACCATAATGATTTAACTTACCCAGGAACTGCACTTGCAGCTGTTACTTTAAGAGATGCAACTCAGTTTGGTAATAGAATTCCAGAGATTATGTTTAAAGTTAAAGGTAAGAAAATCCGCTTACCTACTAACTATACTCCTAGTACTTCTATTGCCGTTGGTACTTATAATGGGAACTGGGACGGAACTTTACATACAACTTATCTCCAATACTCTAATAACCCAGCTTGGTGTTTATATGATGTATTGACAGATACTGTCTCTGGTCTTGGTATTCCAGAAGCTGACTTAGATAAATATTCTTTCTACAACTTAGGAAAATATTGTGACGATTCTTTACCTAATGGGTATAGTGAAGCTGTAGTTTGTAGAGATAATGGGGAACTGCTTGAAGAAGCTTATCCTTTATATATTCCAAGACATACTTTGGACTATTCTTTCAATACCAGAGAGAATGTAAAAGACTTCTTGTCTCAAATCCTAAGTCTTTGTAATGCTAACTTAATTACAAATGAGTTTGGGCAAATAGCTGTTATCTTTCAACAGCGCGGACAGATAGTTAAAAGAAATGTAACTAATGCTAATGTTATTGATGGGACTTTCACTTACCAGAGTTCAAATATCGAGCAAAGAACTAACTTAGTTAATGTAACTTATAACCGAGGTTTGAACTTTGGTCGTACAGATACAGCTACTGTTTCTGATGATAGTTTGATTGACCGCTACGGGCTTAGACCTACAGATGTAGTACTTCCAGGCTGCTACTACGAAGCTCAAGCTATTAGAAAAGCTCGTTGGGTACTTTATACTAACTGTTACTTTACAGACTTTGTAACTTTTAGTGTATTCTTAGATGGTATGACCTATAAGATAGGGGATTTGATTAGGGTCTACGATAACTATAATCAAACAAATACTCAATCGGGACTATTGACTAGTGCAGTTATCTCTGGTAGTTCAACTACTTTAACTTTTGACCGTGAAATCTCGCTGCCAGCGGGAACTTACACCTTCCACTCATATGATTCTAGTGGAAATGAAGTTACTAAAGTTATCTCTGGAGGGATTACTCTAAATAATATAGTTATTTCCTCAGCTCTTAGTATTAATGTTGGAGTTGTTTTTGTTATTGCTGGAACTTCAGAGGGTAAGATTTATCGCGTAACTTCTATTTCAAGAAGTGAAGAGAACATCTACTCAGTAACAGCTCTTGAATTTGATGAAGCTATCTTTGATTATGTTGATTCGGGTTTGAATTTAACCCAGAAAACAGGTGATTTTGCTAATGTTGGGCAGTTTAGTACTGTCCCCGTAGAAAGTATCTCTGTTAAAGAAAACTTTGGGACTAATGGGACTTATACCAACGGTAGATTGCAAGTAAGTTGGGTTTGGGATTCAGCTAAGACTCAAAAGTATAGAGCTAACTTTAAAGTAACTTGGCTCTTAGATGATGGTATTCCAACTATCATAGACACTATCACTTCTGATACTTATGATATTATGAACCCAGTTCCAGGAGTTTATACTATCTCTGTGTGGGCAGTTAACTCCTTTACTGGAATTTATTCTCAAGTTCTAACTACAACTTATAACTTTAGAACTGTAATTTCTAACTCTACACTTTTACCTCCTATAAATGTAAGAATAGCTGGAACTACTCCTGCTCTGATACAACCAGCTACTTTAGAGTTCTCAACTCCAGAACTTACACTAACTTTTGACTATAACCCAGAGAATCAGAGTGTAGATGATGCGCTTTATGACTACTTAGCTGAAGTTTGGGACTCTACTGGGGCTACTAAAGTTGAATCTTACAGCTTAAATCCTGTAATCGGGGACGAAACAGTAGACCCTATAGATGAATATCTCCTTTATAAACCTATAAATGGAACTTTTGCACTTCCTTTTAACCGAAATGTTAATATTTTTAGTGGAACTGCTGCTCGAACTTTTATAGTTAAACTTTATAGTCGGGATACTCTTGGAGACCTCTCACTTCCTATTGAAGTTACAGTTACAAATCCAGTTCCAGTTTTCACCTCTTTCAGTGTAACTCCAGATTTCGGTAAAGTTAGAGTTGATATTGAAGCTTCTTCTGAGATTGATGTTAGAGACTATTTCATTTATAGAGGAACTATAGCTAACTTTGTAGCTGATGAAACTACTTTATACTATAAAGGTCCTAGTAACTCAGTAGCTTTAACTACACCAGATATTGCAACTTACTACTATAAGTGTGCTATTTCTGATAGTTTTGGGGAAACTGGTCTTCAGGTTTCAAGTTCAATTTCAGCTAAATCTCTTGAAGGTAATGCTAACTTTGTAACTATCTCTGGAGAGCAGTTCTTTACTTATGCTTCTGGAGCTACAACTCCTAGAAACTCAACTATTACTTTAACTGCAACTTTACATGGTACTTTAACTACTTATTTATGGCAGTATTGGAATGGAAGTACTTGGGTAACTTTGTCTGGGACAGCTGTAGGACAGAATTATATACTTTACCCAGACAATACCGCTTGGGGAACTTCTAAGTTACTTAGAATTAGATGTCTTTCAGATACTATGGCTGGAGAAATTAGTATTGTTAAGGTTTCTGATGGAGCTAATGGTATTCCAGGATATACTACAGCTACAGTCTACATCTATCAAAGACTTGCAGGAACTAACCCTCCAGCTTTACCTACTGTAACTACAACTTATACTTTTGCATCTGCAGTTCTTACTGGGTTAAATAACGGATGGGTAACTTCTATTCCTGTAGGTACTGACCCTTTGTATGTTTCAGCTGCTACTGCTTCCGCTGGGACTGCAACTGATACTATATCTGCTAATGAATGGGCGACTCCAGTTGTGTTAGCTAGGAATGGTACTGACGGAAATCCTGGAACTCCGGGAGCTAATGGTATAAATACAGCTACTATCTATTTATATCAAACAACTACAACTTCAACTCCTCCAAGTTTGCCTAATGCGGATGTTATTTATACGTTTGCAACTGGAACTACAACTGGAGTTACTAATGGTTGGGTACGTTCACTACCAACTACAGGAAGCTATCGATGGGTAACTACGGCTACTGCTTTAAGTACTGCAACTACAGATATTATTCCAAGTTCTGAGTGGGCGGCTGTAAGTTTACTTGCTCAAGATGGTGTGAATGGTACTAGAACTGCTATTTTAGATATGTACCAGTGGTCAGCTTCTGCTCCTACAACATTTCCAGCAGGTACATCTACTTATACATGGGCAACAGGACAGTTTACTGCTCCTGGGACTTTGAATGGTTGGAATTTAGTTCCTCCTGCCGCTGTAAAAGGTCAAACTTTATATGTAACTAGAACTGTCTATGCTGATTCTGGTACTACAGCTACTACTTCCATTACTTGGAATGCTACTACTGCTACTCCTAGAGGTTTAGCAGGTACTGACGGTACTAATGGCTCAAGAACTGCCTTTATGGAGCTATACCAGTGGGCAGCTAGTACTCCAAGTAGCTACCCAAGTGGAATTTCAACTTATACTTGGTCTAATGGAGTATTTACAACTCCTACTACAGCTAATGGTTGGTCGTTACTTCCTGGTGCGCCTACTAAAGGTTACACTCTATATGCTATAGGTCAAAGTTATAGCGATACTGGGACTAGTGGAACTACTAATATAACTTGGTCAAGTAACACACCTTACCCAGTTGGTTTAGCAGGTTCTGATGGACCGCAAGGACCTCAAGGAAATACTGGACCGCAAGGACCTCAAGGTCCGCAGGGTACTCAAGGTGTAGTTGGACCTTCTGGTAAGTCAGCTGTAAGAGCTTATCAAGTAACTTCTAGTGCAGGTACTCCTCCAACTTATACAACCTCAACAAGTAATGGGGTTTTACCTGGAGTTAGTTGGTCAAGTACACAAGGAACTGTAGGTGTGAATCAGTTCCAATGGCAGATAGATGGTATTGCGGACTATAGTACTGGCACTACAACTTGGACAAATCCATACCTTAGTGTATTTAAAGTTGATACTTTAGCTGCTTTTACGGTTAATACTGGAGCTTTAACGGTTAATAACGCACTTACAGTTAGTACTGGAGGTGTTATTAAGTCTGGTATGACTGATTTTGCGGCTGGAACTGGTTATTGGTTAGATTATAATGCTGGTACACCTAGATTTAGCATTGGAACTGGGTCTGCAGGTACTCTAACTAAAGGTATTAGCTGGAATGGAAGTACTTTTACAGTAGCTGGAGAGGTTATTACAACAAATAACATAGCCGCCCTAAATGTAACCGAAATTACGTCAGCTACTTATGGTGTTAATATAACTCTCCCAGCAAATAGTGGAGGTTCTGTAAACACAACTACAGTGTTTTCTAGTTTTGTGATACCAAGTGTTAATGTTTCTACAGAAAGAACTTTCATTTTAACTATGACTATGTCACATACAGATAGTACTTGTGGATATTTTAGAATAACTATAGGAGGAATTTCCTTTACCTCAGATGCTAATAGTAGATTAGTCGATGGGTCTAATGTAACTACTTATACTTTTGTAGGAAAGAAAACTATAGGAGCAAATGTTACTGATTTTGGTAATTGCTATGTTGATTTAGTTAACGGAGCTTCAGCTAATTACTGGAACTCTGGGACTCCTTTTGCTACAATTAGACTTTCAGTTTTCACAGGTAAAAGATAATGGAAAATACAACTAAAAGTTACACTTTTTATGAACCTAATGGCAAAATTACATCTAACTTAACAGCTTCTTTAGAAGTTTTTGAGTTAGTAGCAGCTTCTAGTGGTTTCAACTACATAGAAGGAGAGTACTCTCAAGAGTTTTACTATGTAAAAGATGGTCTGCCTATAGAAAAACCTCCAAGACCAGACTTTACTTACGATTTTAACTATACTAGTTATAGTTGGGAGCCTAATTTAACTATAGCTGAGTTAAAAGTCAAAAATATTCGTAATCAACTTCTCCAAGAAAGTGATTGGACAGATACAGTATCAGCTCAGCCTAGACTTGGAGAAACTTTATATAATGCTTGGCAAACTTACAGACAAGAACTTAGAGATATTACTTTACAAGCTGGATACCCACTTGAAGTAGTGTTTCCAAGTCCTCCTCAGTAGGTAGTTTGGGTAAAAGCGTCAAGTTTCTGTCTAATGTCGGATTCTTGACGCAAAATTCCCTAAATATTTCTTGAAATTACTCCGAAACAAGAGTAAACTAACTAAAATAGCAACTTAATTTTATAATTAAACACCCTTTAGTTATAAACTTAACTTGCTGATAAAGGTTTTGAGTAGCTATTACTCAAAAATGACACTGCATTACAGTGGGAAGAACTAGGAGATTGACTATGGCAGTCGATTCTACAAGTACAGGTTCAGGTATTGACTTGAACAATCTCTTTCAATCAGCAATTACAGGTGGTAATATGGGTAACTTATTCGGTGGTTCAAGTGATAACATGGGCGGTGGCTTGATTGGAGGTCTTATTCTAGGTAGTTTACTTAGAAATAATGGTAATCTATTCGGTGGAGCTGATGGTGGAGCAGCTGGAGCTATGTTAAGAACTCCTCCCGAACAAGCTACTGCAAATATGTCTTTAATGGCGGGTATTGGTGATGTAAAACAAGCAGTAGCTGTTAATGCGGCTAATGCTGATACTTCAAATGCTATGCAAACTAATGCTCTATCGAGTCAACTTTCTGGTATTGCTGCTGCTTTAACTAATACTGTAACTATGGCTAAAGATTCGGCTTCAGCTAATGCAGTTACTTTAATGCAGCAGTTAAATACTGTAAATACAAACTTGATGGAGAGTAAATTTGAACTTTCTCAAGCTATTACCAATGATGGCGAGAAAACTAGAGCTTTGATTACTCAGAATATGGTTACAGAACTTAATAACCAACTTGCTGACTTGAGAACTAAACAAGCAGTTCAAGATAATGGTATTACAGTTACTAATAACATTAATCAGAATCAAGCTCAGCAACAACAGCAGCAACAGTTAGGGTATGTAGTTAACGCTTTGAATGGAGTTGTTAGTGAACTTCAAAGAAACACACAATCTGTGGTTAATCTTGGAACAATGTCGGGTTCAGCTGGTTCACAAACAGCTAATAACACTAGAGTTAATGGCTGAAGTCGGTATGGTCTGGTTAGTTTAGAGGAAAGAGGTCAAGATGAGTGCTTCAATAGACGAATTACAGAAAAGAATTGCTGAGTTGCAGCTTGGAATAGCACCTGTAGTGCCAACCCCAGTTGTAAATACTGACCAAGAAGCTATTAAAACTTTAATTAGGCAAGCTATTCGTGAAGAAATGAGCTTATTGAAGGACTCAACTATAGTTAAACCCGAAACTCCTGTAGTCCCAGCTAGAGAATTAACTATGTTGGAAGCTATAGGTCAGTGTTTAACTCCAGAAGAGCAGGTTTGGCTCTCTAAACCAGATATTCTACAACAAGTTGATAAGAAATTAGCAACTTATTTCCAGACGGAGGGAGGAAAGTCAGCTGTAAAGGCGTTCTTCACCTACTTTCGAGGGTTCTATGAAAATTAAACATACAGTTGAAGCTAGTGCGGAGGAGGTTAATGCCCTCTTTGACATTAGTATGAAGGCTTGCTTGACTAGTTATAGTACAGTTGAGGAACAGGCAGTTGCAATCTCAGCTGCTAAGGTTGAGTTTGAAAAGTTACTTAATAACTATGTCTCGCAGGCTTGCAGACTTGGTAAGAAGTTGGGTAAGGTTCGAGCTGATAGTAAAGATGATGTGATGTACTCGGCTATGGAAACTCCTGTAGCTTAACTTCCACTTAGTCCTCTTTCGGGTGTATATTAGAAGTAGTGTATAGCTGAAAGAGGAT